CCTGGATGCCGTCCTTGTCGACGAACGAGACCTGGCCCCACGGATGGAGACGGTCTGCGTAGAGCGTCATTGGACCGGCGCCCGCGGCGAACGAGAGCTTCTCGAAGCCTCCGCGGAGCGTGGTCGTGTTGACGAACTGGATCGGAGTCGAGAACGACGTCCCGAACAGCCTGCGGAGCAGGCCGGGGGTCATCATCACGATGGTCTGGTCCGCGCGCGATCCAGCGTTGTTCACGCGGTTGTACGACTGCATCAGGTCGTCCAGCTCGAGCGTGGCGCCGAACGAGGCGTCCACGATGCCCGACCAGAACTTCTTACCGGCGGTGGCGGGGTTGATGCCGCCGAGGATGCCGGTCCCGATGATGGCCTGGAGGCCGGAGTCGATCTCGTCGACCACGGCGCCGGTGCGGTTACCCGACCTGACGACGCGGAAGTCGGTCGGAGTAGGCGTGAGGTCGACCGCGGCGTCAAGCGTGAAGGTGCCTGCCGTGAGGTCGACGTCCGTCACCGTCTTGGCCGAGGCCACGACGGCGTTGTCCGACGTCTTGAGAATGTCGACGACCATGCCGACGTAGATGAAGCCCTTGAAGATGGCTTCCTTGTCCTGCGGAGTCTGGGTTGCCGAGTTGACGCCGGCGGCGTCGAGGACGATGCAAATCGTCGCCGAGCCGTCGCCGTAGAACTGGCGCGCCATGTCGCTCTGCACGTCCTTGCGGATGTACGAGAGCTCCGACTTGAACGCCTGGAGGAACGCGCCGCGATCCGAGTTGGTGCGCTGGATCGACTGGCCGGTCACCTCCACGCGAGCGTAGTGGTACTTGAGCTGGTACTCAGCTCGGTTGTAGCCCTGCTGCCCCGCGTTGGGGAGCTGTGCGCGCTCGGCGCGCGATCCGATACCACCGGAGCGCGAGCTGTGAAGCGGCACGACCGCCTTCAGTCCTTCGAGGTTCTCGTCCGTGATGTTGAGAAGCTGCGTGACCATGACTTCCTGGTTGAGCTGCTCGTTCACCGGGCCGATATACCACTCTTTGAGGACCGCCGACAGTCCAGCAAGGTCAAGTCCGCCAACGAGTGCGGGCACTTGATCCTACCTTTCTGTGTTGGGTTGTTTACAGTCCGGCCTCGGCCTCAGCCTGGGCGCGGACGAACTCCAGTGCTCGTGCGTGTCCCTCCTCGAGCGTGTGCGGAGCGTCATCCTGTTCCGAAGCGATGACTCCTTCGCCCACGACGGGGCCGGGAGCGCGCTTGGCCTCCTCCTTGCCCACGAGATAGCGACTGGCGTCGTACCCGAGGATGGTCTCGAGCCTGCTCAGGCCGACGGAGAGGTCCCCGCCGTCACCCGAGAGGTCGTAGACCGTCTCGATGTAGTCGTCTGCCTTGTCGCCCCAGGTGTCACGGTACTTGGTCCGGATCTGGTTCTCCTGGGTGGTGAGGCTCTGTGCGAGCCTTGCCATTTCCGCCTCCTGCTGCGCCTGCTGGTCGCGCTGGTACATGAGCTGGATGAGCTCGTTCTGACGCTTCTCCATCGTGTCCAGGCGCTGCTGCACTGCGGGCGGGAGACCGCCCTCGTAGTCGTCGTCCACGTAGTCGTCGTCGACGATCCCCTCCGTCGCCTGGCCGAGAGTCACCGCAGCAGCGTCTTGCGCCGCCCGCGGGGACAGGCCCTGGGACTGGAGGTAGCTGGTCAGCTCCTGGTGGAGCTGGGGCCAGTTCTGAGGGTCGCTAAGCTGCTGCTGAATCTGTAGCCGCTCCCGGAGCTGTTCCGGGTTCTCGACGCCGAATTCCTCAGCGAGCTTGCGGAAGGGGGCGACCTCCTGGGTCTTGCGCGTGTAGTCGGCCTGCATGGCCCGCTTCACGGCAAGCATCTCCGGGGAGAGCGCCTCGTCGGGGATATGGGTGAAGGGCGCCTCAGCGTCCTCCTCAGCCTGCTCCACGGTCCCGTCAGGGGTTGCCGTGTCGTCGGTGGCTGCCGCCTCGTCCCCGGCGGCGGAGTCGGTGTCCTCAACCTGCGGCTTGCTCGTGAACTGCCCGCTCTCCGTGTCGCGGGCGACCTCTAGGGTCTCCCGGCTCGGGGCGAGCCGCTCCTCGAGTGCCGCGGTGGCACCGGAAACGTCGATGTCGGTGTAGCCTGAATCGGCGTTCTGTTCGGGCAAAATGCCCTCCTTGGTGAACGAGAGTCCCGAAGGTTATTCTCGTGGTGTCGGAAGCGCGCGGTACTCTGCGTCTTCCACAACTTCGCCGTCTACGACCTCTCGGTCACGGCGCTCAGCCATCTCGATCATGCCGCCGATGGCGGCCCCGAGCACAGTCTGGAGCTCCTCCCGCGTGGGGAGCGCGTGCTGGTGCTCCGTGCGCTGGGTGGGTAGCCCGCTGGCCCGGGTGATCTTGTCATCGAGGACGCCGACGACCGTGATGAGTTCTCTGGCCGAGACCTGATCGCTTTCGACCAGGCCCTCGAGCTTCGAGAGTGCTGCATCGCGGATCCTCTGTGCGTCCCCGACGAACGAGTCGACGGCTGCTTGCACTTGCTCGTCTGAGGGTGGTGCCGATCCGGGGTGCTTGATCCAGTAACGAAGGGTCGCCAGCGGGATGCCCGTGTCTCGAGCGGTCCGCTTCTGGTTACCCCCGTTCGCTGCCAGCACCGCCATGACGGCGGCCTTGTCCTCGGGCGAGTACGTGCTCCGCCCCGCCATTACGAGTCCTTGCTCTGCTTGGACTCGCGGGAGGCGCGTTCTTTCTCACGCTGCGACCGCTCGGCGTGCTGGAGCTTGGTGAGGTGCTGCTCCTCGGCGTGTCGCATCGCCTGGTTGTGTCTCTCCTCGGTGAGGCCGACGTTGTGCGCCATCTGCCCCATCTGGGCGGCGGACTTCGCCTGCTCTGAGAGGTGCTTGTCCTCGGCCAGTTGGATGGCCTGGGCGTGCTCCTCCTCTGTGAGCGGGTCGTTGCCCGCCTCCCCGACGTCGGGTTGATCGAGGCTGTTGTAGACCTCGGTGTCCATCGGCAGCTCTGCCACCTCCTGCTCGCTGGCGTCGATGCCGTGAGCCTGGAGGATCTTCGACACCACCGGAGCGGAGACCGTGGTCTTCGCCAGCAGTGACATCTTGGGCAGGTTGGCCGGGTCGACCTGCTGCTCGGTCTGAATCGCCTGAGCCAGAAGCTCGAACCGCCGCACGAAGATCTGTTTCATCTCCGGCGGGTAGGACTCGAATTCGACCGTCTGTAGGAAGTCGGCCGTGACGTCGAGAGAAGACATCTTGTCCTCGTAGGGGAGCGGCTGCCAGGGGGCGTCTTGGAGCGCCTGCTGGAGCTGTCCCCACTGCTCTTGAATCCCCTGCATGATCTGCTGGGGATCGTCGGGCTGCCCATCTCCGTCCATGTCGACATCCTGGCCGGCGTCGAGCATCTGCACTACCTGCTCGGCCTGCTGCTGGAAGTCCTGGATGGCCTGTTGCACCTGTGCAATCGCGTCCTCGTTCAGCGGCTGGCCGCGGCGCATCTTGTCGAGCGTGCGCTGGGCGAAGTCCTCTGCTCGAGCGATCTTGGCCTGGACACCCTTGAGGTCGGCCAGGTCGAGATGCCGCATGGCGGTGCGTGGGTCGATGAGCTGGGCCTGAAGCATCTCCATGATGGCGATGCGCTTGCCCTCTCGCGTACGAGGGAGGCCCGTCCCGTAGCGCGGCCGGAAGGTGAACCCCCCGTTGATGTCCGCGCCCTTGAACTTCTTCACCTGGACGGCGCCGCCGGTTCCCCGGATCTTGAGCGACCGCTCCTCGGTGTAGTATTTCTGTGCGTAGGAGGCCATGAGGTGCCCCGCCTTCGTGAGCGAGTCCTCGAGGCGAATGATGACCGGACTGAGCTGGTCGGCCACCGCCTCCTGCATGGTCTCCATGAGGTGTCCCGAGTCGGTCCGCGGCGGGAGCTGGTCCCGCTGGGACGGCGCGCGGCTGAACAGCTTGTCCAGTCGGGCCATCGCCTCGGAGACCGTGGCGAACACGTACTGCGGGAGGTTCGGAACGTCCCTCCACTCGGGCTGGAGGTTGTTGATCGGGTTGAAGAACAGGATGGCGCCCGGCTCCGAGCTGACGACGTTCCGCTCGACCGACCCCGTGGGGGCGATCATCTGCGGCTTGATCGTCAGGTTCCGGTACTCCGTGATCTGAGACAGGGCCTTGTTGATGTCGTCCTGGTCCGGCCTGGCGTCGGTGACGATGGGGCCGTCGTAGACGCTGTTCGGCGAGTAGATGCCCGGGAACTGCACGAGCGGCAGCTCGCTGAACGGGTACGGCCACTTGGCGTCCTGGAGGATCCTGTTCGGACCCTCGATCCAGGCGACGTAGCGGCCGTCAGGTACGGCGGGACACGGCCGGATGTACATGATGAAGACCGTCCGGGTCGTTGCCTCCGGCTCGGTCTCCGTGATCCCGGGCGCAGGAGGAACGAAGTCCTCCGGCATGGAGTTGGGAGTCGTCTTGATTCCCCAGCGCGCCTCGATCTCGTCCGGGTCCATCTCGTGCTTGCAGATGGCCCACACGGCGTCGTCGAATCTCGAGACCGTTGGGTCGACGAGGACGTTCTCCGCCGGCATGACGTCGACGCGAATCTCCCCTTCGTAGACCGTCTTGTACACGAGGTCTGGCGCGCGGGCCGGGTCTAGGCCGGCCTCAGCGAGCTGCTGCTCGAGCTGCTCGATGTAGACGCTGACGAGCTCCTCGTCGCGGATCGGCTCCCCCGACTGGGGGTCGACCGCGTAACGGATGGCCTTCCCGGCTAGAGCGTCCCACGTGATCCGCCAGAACCCGCCCGAAAGCCCCGCCTCCATGAGCGCGTCCTGCGCCTTGGAGTTGAGGTTGAGCGTGTCCCAGAGGTACTCGTAGAGCGACTCGGCCATCTGGGCGGCCTTGATGTCCTTGTCGGCGCCGGAGTCTGGCTCGGCGTTGATCGTCGGTCGGGTCTTCGTGAGCTGGGCGACGTAGTGGACGAGGCCGGGCTTGATCTGGTTCGACTTCAGCCGCACCTTCCACTGCGGGCCGGTGTCGACGTTGAGCGTCTGCACCTTGCCCATTCGACCGTTCCAGCCGACCCACTGATTCCCCGCGTAGTAGGCGCGGTTGAGCGCCCAGTCCTTCTTCAGGGAGTTGCGGGCCTGCTCGGCCGACTCGCGCTTGGCCGCGAGCCTCTGGGCGTCCGTGAGGTCACGAAGGCCGACGAAACTGCGTTCCTTTTTGTCAGCCATTGGGCCTCCTTACGCTCTCTCGACGGTGGTGCTGAGCGCCTGCGCCTGCGAGAGGAGCTGCTCAGCGACCTCCTCGGGGAGGTCAGGGTCGTTGTTCAGGCGGTCGGCGATCTCCTCGAGGTCCGGCCCATCGTCGACAGGCGCGAGCGGCGGATAGACCGTCGGGGACTGGGGCGATGGTGTCGCACCAATGGAGCGTTGGAGGTTCACCATCTCGGTGAGGGTCTGGACCGCCAGCTCGAGCGCGCGGATCGTCTCGCTTTTGGCGTCGCAAACCTTGCATTTAGGTGCGGGCACGTGCCTCCCTCGCGGCCTTCGCGGCCTCGTAGGCGCCCCAGGCGGACTCGACGAGTGCCCAGAGCGAAATGACGGACAGGAATCCGATGCTAAACAGCAGGCCCGTGAACCACGCCACCGGGATCATCACGATCCAGAAGGCGACGCGTCCCAGGCTGAACCACTCGGCCGAGCTCACCACTGATCCCCGAATGACTCGTGCTGCATGGGCTGGCCTAGCTCGGCGATCTGCTGCGCGGCCTCCTCGGCCTCGGACAGCGACTCCGGCCGCCAGCTTGTGTCTTCTGCCACTTCCATCGTCGGCAGGAGCACGCCGGCGACACCGATGGCGATCTCCGTTGCGTCCAGGAGGTCGTCGCGGTTGTCGATGCGCTCGCCGTCGAAGGACACCCACTGGTCGATGAAGTCGACGTGCTTAGCGTGGATGCGGATCTTCCCCGTCTTGAACAGGGGTGACATGGAGATGATTCGCTGGTTCTTCTTCCCCTTCGAGAAGACGGGGATGACGTTCGGGAGGCCCCGCATCCGCGAGACCTGCTGGGCGTAGATGCGCTGGAAGACGTTCGACTCGATGCCGATCCGCTCCGGGCGGAACTCTGCCACCCACTCCCCGATCATCTCGAGCTGGTCCGCGTACGGGATCCGGCCCTTGTAGTACTTCAGGATGAACGCCTGGTCGCGGTCCGGCGTCAGCGCCAGCACGACCATTGCGAAGTCGTCCTCCCCCTCACCGGTCGCCGGGTCGACGCCGATGTACTTGTGCAGCCGGATGCGGCCGTCGGCCGCGCGCGGCATGGGGATGGAGTCTGCGTCGCCGGTGTCCTCGCGTCCCACGGTGTAGTAGCGGAGCCACTCGCCGGGGAGCGTGAGACCGGACATTGCATCGAATGATGCAAGGTACTCCTGCGCGAACAGCGCGGGGTGCATCGTCCGCCGCTCGTACTCGATGAACTCCTGCGAGAGGTGCGGGTTGTCGACGCTGGTGTACTCGACGCGGAACTGGAACTGGTCCTTCAGGGCCTCTCCGACGAAGAACTCCTCGTAGAACCAGTTCTTCCCCTTGGGGGTGGTCGTCGTGATGAGGCAGCCCGGCTGATCGACCAGTGACGGCCGGATGACGTCCCAGGCGTCGTGCCCGGGGATGGCCGCGGACTCGTCGATCCACAGGATGTCGAGGCCGGCGCCTCGGAGGCTCTCCGGGTCCTGCGCCGTCTTGAACTGGAGCAGGGTGCCGTTGTTGAACTCGATGAACTTCTCGGAGCGGTTCCACTTGTAGTCGCGGTCCTTCGTCAGCCCCGCCTCGCGGAGGACGTCTCGGATGGCGAGCTCAGACGGGAACCCGACCTTGTGGTCCTTGGCGAGGACCTGCACCCAGAGGGGGCGGTCGTCGTCGCGGCCCTTGAAGTCGCGGTGGAACTCCTCCGGGTGGAGGCAGTAGAAGATGACCTCCCACGCTGCGCCCTTGGTCTTCCCGCCTCGGCGCCCGGCCACGAGGTGGCGGAAGCGCGCAAACCCCCCTCGAGGGTCGGTGGCCGCGTGGAACGCGCCCTGGTAGGCGTGGGGCTGGTAGCCGTGGGTGAGGAACCAGTACAGCTTGGTGGGGTACCGCTCTGCAAAGCGGCTGAAGGCGTCTCGAGCGATGTCTCCGGCTCGATCCCGCCCTCCGGCGGTTACCGAGCGGACGTCCATGAGGCTCCTTTACTTAGTACGGAAAGTTCTGAGGGGCATTTTCTTCACTTGAGAAGCGGGCGGGGAATCGAACCCACGAGGCCAGGCTTATGGGGCCGACCGGAACACCAGTTCTACCCGCTAGGGCTTGCTAGTTGACGTGGAAGGGGATCCGCATGACCCCGGCGTTCCAGCCGGCGGCCGCGCGTTCCACCCCGCCGAGCAGCAGGGTGTGGTCCCCAGGCTCGAGCGCGGGGAGAGCGAAGGAGCCGCTTGTGCCCTTCCGCATCTCCATCACCACGAGGCCCTTAGACCCGTGGTGGATGTCGGCGTCGATGTAGGCGAACGCCCAGTTGGCGCCCTGCGCGAGCGAGTAGGGGACGAGCTTGCCCGGTGCGTACCACGTGCCGTTGGCGAGGGTGTGCGCCTGCGCCTTGGCCTTCATGGTGACGTTGGTGTAGCCGGGGCCTTCGTACCACCCGCGAGAGGTGTACCCGACCGGCTGGCCGGGAGCGTTGAGGAAGGCGTTCCACGCCCCGCTCATGTACTGCCGCTTGCCGTACTTCGAGGTGATGTCGAACGTGAAGCGGTTCTCGTAGACGCCTGGCGCGGCCTTGCACCACGATGCGACGTCGGTTGCCTCGTGCTCGAGCGCACCGGCGAACCGCCAGTTTGGGTCGTCGAATTTGACGTGGGGCATCTGGGCGTCGTACGTCAGCCCGCCGCCGTCCCCAACGCCGAGGAAGCCTCCGCCGCGGAACCCGCGCACCGACCCGCCGACGTTCTCGTGTGCCTGCGCTACGTAGTCCCACGCGTACGGCTGGGGGTCGGCGCAGTTCAGCACGACGCGCTCCCCGAGGGGATAGTTGGCGCCGCCGTGGGAGTGGACGCTCTCAAACGCCATCGCCACAGGGTCCGGGTCGGCCGTCGTCAGGTGGCCGTCGAGCCACCACCCCTGGTTGTCCAGGAAGACGCGTGGCTCTGGATAGTCGATTGCCGCCAGTTCTGCTGGTGCTCCAAACGACACCGCGGCCGGGGCCTGGTGTCCTCCGAAACCCGCCGCCAGGGCGAGCAGGGCGAAGATGAGGGTGAAGCGTTTCATGGTCCTCCAAGGGATAAGCAGCGGGGGTGGACGAAACATGGCAAAATGCCTCACTTCATCCACCCCGCGCACCCGCCCTCCGAAGAAGACGGGGGGATTACATGCGGAGCTTACGCCTGCTCG